TGTAAAAGGTTCGGTGCCATTAGTTTTTCTCACACTCGCTGCAATAAGAAGATTTGATATAGCAACACTTGTGCGAAGGTCAAATGACACTCGATATTCGGCACCAGCTTCTATTTTTTCAACCACATTAGCTGTACCATTGTCCACAAATGCGCCCCAACTATTGGCTTCCGGCAAAGTAGTTATAGTAAATGTAGCACCAAGGTCATCTACAGTTTTAGTAAATGCTCCCTTATTCTGCATCCATGTATATATATTTCCATTATTTGATTTCTCAACTAAATTCCTCCCACCAATCTCAATATCATTTACGGCGGTGTTAACTGTATTCTCAACATTAGATTTTATTGCATTAAACGTAGCAGTACCGTCAATTTCAATTTTTGACGCTTGTATTTTTATTGCTTCAGCAGACTGGTTAATTTTGGATATGATTTCTGACGAACCAACCTTCTTACTGACCTCTGTGGATATACCGTCCGTAGTGACCTTTATCTCAGCTTTGGCCGCTGACACTTGTGTGTCCGTATAGGCCTCAACATCCTCTGGTGCTGGTGTCCAGTCGGTGGCTCGGTTTCCGCGTTCGAGTTTAAAGTTTTTAACGTCGAGTCCGTTTTCTACAGATGGGTTTGCCCCAACGATATCGAACGACAAAGTATATGTTTCTCCGGCTTTTACAGCCTCTGTTGGCGCATCAAAGAAAACGTTATAGTCGTGTTTGGTGCCGTTATGCTTTATACAAAAATATGATAACGAGTCATTTTGAGCGACGAATGTTTCTGTAATATGACCTGGCGAAGAATAAACCTTTGCCGGCATTATTGATTTATATCCGCTATACGTTTTCCCTGGAGTCGTCCAAACGTATAGTAAAAAATTTGTCTTTGTGTCTAATACGCTTCCGTTTGTAAGGTGGAAGTTTGGCGTACCAATTAACAAATTCCTCCCGCCAATCTCAATGCCATCGACTGCGGTCTGGGCAGCGCCCTTAGCATCATAAGCAGCATCAGCCTCTGTCTTCGTGTATACGTTACTTCCCGAAGTAACTGTAATTTTACCTTGTATATTTGCTCCACTAGCATATAAAATACCATTGGTATCAACGCCAAATTGTCTTCCTGCTGTTAAAAACCAAGTCTTATTTAATTCACTCCCTGCTATAGCATTAGTATTTTCAACAGAACCTTTAGATATAACTAAATTAGTTATAGTAGCACCAGGAACTTGATTACCATAATATAAAGATTTATTAGTATCAGTTCCAATATTCCATCCACCAATTAAACCAGCAATAGCAGTAATTCGTCCATTTATATCTACATTAGTACCGTATAAAGTACCGTCGTTTTTAACACCAAAATTTTTTCCAATTGCAAATCTTAAATTAGACCTACTTATCCCATTAATAGCGCGAGTAAAATCTACGTTAGATAAAGTTACGTTTCCCGCCGCAGTACCACTGGTAGTTCCCAAAACAATAGAACCATTTGTAATTTGTAATCCATTCGAAGCTAACGTTGCATCAATTGTAGTCGTTCCTGGTCTATAAAAGTTCAAAGTAGTCGCACTCAAAGTCATAAACTTATTCGTTCCACGACCCAATTCTAACCCATCGGACCTAGCAAGTAAATAACCTCCACTTTTCCCATTTTTAAACGTATCAATTGGAGTGTCTGTTATGTACGCGCCAGCCTCAATTGAACCAGAAGTTGTTGAATTAAACCAGAAATGTTGTTGGGTCGCGCGGGATATGGATAAGGCGCCCTGTGCATTTTCGTTTGCATGGGTTGCGATTGAATTGGATTCATTTGCTTTATCAAGTGCATCAGATGCATTAGCATTAGCTTCAACAGAATTGGCTATTGCTTCGGTAAGACCGTTATCTTTATAAATTATGTATTCTGTTTTTGCAGGATTTATATATGTATTCGTAATTCTGCCCCAATATACGGGCTTAGTACTATCATATTCTGGTACATTATCTGTCCAACTATATGAAGTATGATTACTAGTAGTAATTGTTACATTTGAAGCCACATGAGTATATTGAGTTTTAGTCGTAGATAAACTTTGACCTGTACTACCCGTGGCCCCAGTTGAACCAGTTAAACAAACTGCTGCACCAAAGCTATCTTTATCTGCGGTTGTACCACTTTTATGAATACGCGTCCTTTGCCAAATAAAATAATTTTGTTTCCAAGTAGGCCGAGTCGTACTCCAACCAGATTCTGGAGGGTCAGAACTACTTTGATTTTGAGCATATTCAATTATAATACTTTCTATGTCGTTTGTATCTACAATAGTAATCGTTCCGTAAGAAACTTGACTCATTTATGTTTCTCCCTATAAGTTCTATTTACCTGTCATATGTACTCTGCGGCCGAGCGTTGATTAGGTCGGCCGCGACAGATTAATTAAATTTCAACTTGACAATCAATTGTAATTTTTTGATTTATTAAACTAGCATCTATATAAATAAATTGATTTTGTGTCCTATCTACAGTATCTTGATAAGGCACTCCAGTTGTAATTGGAGTATTATCTGAATTTCTAAAAGTCCAAGTATATTTACCTACCCGTTTCTCTGCTGGTATAGTATTTATATCAACCCAAATAGTACCATTATATTTATATAACCTAGCAGTTCTATTGGTAACCGTAGAATCATTAGATAGTAAAACAAAGTAATCTCCATTCGTCATGCCAGATTCTGGAGTAGAAGTACCAGCCTCTATATTTTGTGGTACTATATCTAACTCCTTATCACTCCTAACTACTCTAGCATATACACATCCTTGCCCTTGTGAATTTTTAATTTGTGTACCAACAGTAGAATGTAAAGATACTTGCACTGGGTCGGTTTTATCAATTACCGAAATATACTGCGTATATGATTTTGATTTATAGTTAGAAACAACTTGAAAAGAAGCATATCCTTCAACTGCTGTTGGAGTAATCTTAATGTAATCAGAAACATTATCTGCACTACCATTATCGCCTGAGGTCCATGTTGTACTATTTAAATGCCCTGTCTCTACACCAGGAGTCGTAGATGAACTAATAGGGGTATATGCTCCATTTTTAAATTGACTCCAAGTATATGTTTCTCCGCTTGCTTCACCGGCACCATTTGATAAAATAGCTCGTGCGTATAATGTACCATCTCCATTTACAATAACTGTTCCATTTGGAGTGGCCACTTGTAAAACAATTGCATTTTGTCCATTAACTGCGGCTGAACTACGTGTCCAAGTATAAATTTTACTTATTGAAACCGTTTTATCAATAACTGCACCATTGGCATCATAATCTTTACAATTCACTGTAAAAGTAAGAGTTACTTGGCCACCTGCAGATAAAGTGTCTGTAGTTTTAATCATATATTTAACATGACCTGCTGTACTGGTATCTGCTGCTATTACTCTACCAAAGTCACTAGCTGGCAACGATGGTGCGTTTACGCTTGTTGTTTTTAAAGTCGTACCTTGATATCCTTCATAAGGAATATCAATAGTAAATTGAGACAGTGGATGATTACTAGAATTACAAGGAATAACATCTGCTTCATTTCCAATAATAACATTAACTGCTCCGAAACCAGTGGCACCAGGAGCACCATCTGTACCTTTTGAACCATCGTTTACTATAACCACGGTTTGAGAATCAAGTTGTTTAGTATTGGCGCCCGCTTCGTATAAAACTGCCTTAACACTTTTAACAGTATCTGCATTCCAAGGACTATCAGTAAAATTAATTATTCTAGTAGAAGTGTTAGTTGTTACAGGAACACTAATTGTAGAACTATCATTTATATAAAATTGAATTCTACCATCATAAGCTGTAGGTAAGGCATTTCCAGTTTGCTGATAAGCATTAAAGACAACTTGTGTTGGGTTTGGATTTGGATGTACCCCTCCATTTGCCGGTTCTGTATTAACTGCCAATGCGCTTACTTGTAGACTATAAATAGTTGGCGTTTCTCCGTCTTGTCCAGTTTTCACTTTTACAAGAGAAAACTTTCTACTAAATTCCACAGCACCAGTTGAGGTCTTACGACACTCAAACAATACATAGGCAGTATCTATATTATTAAAAGTTGTATCACTAACACTTATCCCAGTAAAGTCAACTTCGTAATCATTGGCAGCAGAATCTAATGTACTTAAACTAGTTGGCGAATAAGTTTTTGTAATGTACCAACTGTTCGTAACATCTTGCGTTCCTTCTCTAATTGTTAAAGTCGTTTCTGCACCACTATAAGAAGTCACTTTACCGTTCTTATCAGCAGGTAACATTTGATCTTCATTACTTAATACTGCTGAATTAACCGAATCACCCTTAACACCATCATATAGCTTAGTTATTGTGAATAAATCATAAACAGTATTGTCATTAGTATTTAATCTAATAGTTACACTATCATTATTAAACACAGAATCGGTAGGCCTAACCACTAATGAAGAACTACCCGTAGTACTATTTGGATATGTAGCCCATCCATTAGTATTTTTATACTGCCAAGTAGTAATTGATACACCAGCTACCTTACCATTTAAAGTAATTGTTTTATTATTATCTGGCAATAGTTGGCCGGCACTATTATATTTAAAAATACTTTCTCCCGTGATAGTGGCTGTTTTTGCAACACTTCCTTGACGAGTTAACGAGAAATCTATTTCGCCAACCGCCTCCAATGGAACATTATCCACTGTATAGTGAGCAGTCACGATATAAGAAATAATACCACTTGTACTATTACCTAATACATTATTACTAACCTGCAATACTCCTGGATGTTGTGTGTCTGGAAAATTAATAACGGTTTCATCCGCTGTTAAATCTACTACATTTCCCGCACCATCTCGTCTTTTCCATGTATAAGTTGCCGTTGTACTAACATTCTGACTAGCATAATATGCTACAGGTGTTATAAGCAAATTCGTACTACTCCAATCTGGCATATAACCCGAACCGCTTGTATGGTCTGGGCTATAGATTTGAGTTCTAGGATTATTAGCAGTAGGATAAACGCTAAATTCTCCAATATCTGTAATATCAACTATGGTTATAGAACCATAACTTGTTGCCATTCTCCTTTACCTCCTAAAATTCTACTTCACAAATGAAAATAGCTTTAGAATCTATATCACTCGGACCAATATTAATTGAACGACCTGCTGCTAATCGTTGCCAATCATCATCTATAGTCCCGTCACTATTTTTCTTTTTCCAAGTAAATTTTGTAACTTGAGTTGTTATATCTGTTGAACCCTTGTAAACTGTACAAGTCAAAGTTGCATTAACATCTTCTCTATAGAACATATTACCAGTAGATGATTCAATCACTACATTAATCGCATCTTCTCCCGCTGGTCCAGGCCCACCCTCTGCTTCAATTTGACTTACATCATGATATTCACCTGTAGGCTCATGTGTCTCTGGGTCTACAGCTTCAAACATTATTTCATTAGCCTTAATTCTTAACTTCTTTTTCGGATTTCCTTGTCCATCTAAATCATCAGTATCTTCATAAAAACTAATAAACTGAGTAGCATCACCAATATACATATTATCGGTATAAATACCTTGGGTGCCTTCCATGTGTTGATAGATAGATGTATTAACTCCAGAAGTCATATGCGGCAGCGTACCTAAAATACCACGATAGTTATATGAAACTTTTGGTTCTTTAGTTTCATCAATTACTGTCTCAAATAAACTAATTGCGCGAGCCGGTAAGTCAACTGTGTTATCAGAACTATTAATTCCAATTCCATAGTTCGAAGTGCCTGCTTTATTACCCATATCTACAAGCGCGCCACCAATCAATTCAGAAGCAGAACTAACAACTGCATTTTGACCTTCGACCATCGCGGCCGCGCCAAGTAAAGTTATTTCGTTACTTCCTTGAGTTCGTTGTACTTGATAGACATGAGTTAATCCATTATTTAATAATATATCTGAACTATCTGGATTTTCAGCTTCTCCATCAGCAGTATAGTTACTAACCTTACACCATTGACCATCTTTAAATAATACTGGTTTTTCTACAGTTAAAACTAAATTATTTCCATTTACTGCGGCTGAGCGTATAGTCGATGATGGTCTGAAAATGAATATGCCACCAACTGCTTGAATTTCTGCATATTCAAAAACGGCTGTTTTAATTGCACCACGCGCAGTTATATTATTAAAAACTGCATCGCCATCAGCATTAATCATCCAACCATAAGTCGCACTTGTACTTGAGCCTCCATTATAATTCGAAGATTTAATAACTGCATTAACGCCATCAATATCAATATGTGGAGTGCTGGTACCAACCTGTACATTACCATCAAATACGCCAGCATTTGCATTAATTGTACCAGTGATTGTTAAGTTTCCATCATCACCAGTTTTCATTACTTCCGTGCCAGCATCATTCTTTATTCGAATACCATACAATGTTGGAGCCGCAGTCGCACCCTCTGCATCAGGGCTTGTAATTGGAATATCTCCATTTTTGCCCCATTCAAGTGCGCCAATCTTAACTTTTTCTATACCACCTGCTTTTAAAACTCTAAAATCATTATCCGATGTAATTTCGACTCGACCGCCACCTTCATATGAATTTTTAATAAAAAATCCGTCCCAAGTGACCGCAAAATGCGCTTTATTTAATACATCTTCTAAGTTCTGAGCTTTAAAAGAGCCCCCTTCTTTGATACCATATAAACCATATTCATCATAGCGTACATAAGTTTGTAAATCATAAATTCCTGTATTACTATTTGATTTATATGCGCTAATACCAGATTTGTCCCAACGAAAACTTGGGTTATCTTCACTACCAATAATTACATTATTGGTATTTAAAGTACCAGTATAAACCGTACCAATATTAATTCCTTGACCATCAATTGCGGTTCTCCATGTTTGACCGCCATCTGAAGAAATTCTAATTCCTTCACTATTTATTATAACACGATTAGCAGGATTGGTCAAATTTTGCACAAGTATGTTGTCTCCGTCAATCATAACAGAACCATCACTTGTAAGATTATAGTTTTGACCACTTATTCGATTTAATGACTCAAGAAGTACATCTTGATTAATTGTTCCATTAGCATCAAGTAGGCTGCTAATTTTAGCATAGGTGGCTTCATTATATTGAACCGTTTGAACCGCCGCGCTAATACGTTGGAACAAATCTTCAAATCGTGTTTTATAATTTTGGACAGTAATTACATTTTGGTCTGGCTCATCTAAATGCCATTCAACTTCAGATACAATTACTTCTTCGCGCGCGGGTGTAAGTACACCATCAATGTTCGCCCAACCAAAGAATTCTGTATCTTCTACATAGGTCTTATCTCCAGCATCAAATGTATACCATTCTAATCCCTCAAGCTCGCTGACTTCGACTACATTAATTGTATATGAAACCGTTGGTTGTGCTGAAGTATTAGAAACTTGTAAAGCATCAAGATAATAAAGTTCAGAATCTATATAATCTGTTGAATTCCAAGTACCCTCTTGAATATAACGACTATATTTGTTATTAAACTCTTTTACAATTTCTTCTTTTTGCTCTTGAAGGTCTTCAATCTCATCTTCAACACCTTCAACCGTAACATTAGAAGTAATTTTAAATTTTGCAACTTTATTATCATTAATCGTATATTGCGCCGTTTCGATTGTATAACCCTCTGGCGCAGTAAATGTAATTTCAGTATCGTCTTTCTCTAAATCCCAATATTTTTTACTAACTGTAGAAGTATAAGTAGAGCCACCAATTTCAAAACTAAAATCTGGTAAATAATCATTAAGTTCAACAAATATATGACGAACTAAATTTTCATCTTTGTCAACCCAAATTTTAATATTATAGTTTTCACTACCACGTAATTGTTTTCTCTTTTCCCAATATTCTTGGTCTACGTTAGTTAAAATACCGGAATAATTATTAATCGTCGCAGAACTTGTGTATAATTCACCAAGTAAATCATAAACTGTTTCTTCTTCGGTTAATTGATCGTCTTCTTCAAGAGTTGTGTGTTCTTCTCTATATTCTTCATAAGACTGACCGGTTAAGGCTTCAAATTCCGCTAACGCTCTTGTTTGAGTATCGCGTGCAGTTTCAATTAGTTCAGTAAATACGTTTCGATTACTACCTAAACTAGTAATCGCAGCCTCTAAATCTCTGCGCTGTTTTTCTTTTTCTTGAATTTGAAGATTCTTTTCTGCAACTTTTTCAATAAATTCTAATCTATCAGCTTCAACTGTTTCCCTATCAAGTAAACCTTGATTATAATAATAGTCAAAGTTAACTATATAAGATTCTCCACTCTGGTTAGAAGGCGCGCTTGTAATAGATACATAACCCTCATCTACATATTCAGATTGTGAAGAGTCTACAATTAATTTAGTTACAATTTCATCAGAATTAATCGTTCTTTCAATAGTATCTAAATTAATTCCATATTTAAAGCCAGCCCAATTATCTTTACCAGCATATTCTCTTAAATATACATACTTATTAGGCTTACCATCAGTATATGTAATATAACCACGGTTATCATGACCAACAACCAAATCAACCCAACATTCAAATGTTTCAGCTATTGTTTGAAGTATATTGAAACAATTCGATTGAGAAGCACTAATTGATAATATCTTTTCTGAATTTTCATTATAAACTGGTTGAATTGTTTGGGTGTCTATCGTTAACTCATCTGCCAATTCATCAATTGACGTATATGTTTCTACGTCTTCTGCGGCCGTGCCATCCGAAGGCTTAACATAATAGTACTCTGTTGAATTTGAAGTGGCAGTAGGTACATTACCAATTAAAATTGGTTTGCCTTCTGCATCTTCAATTAGGCGAGTTAATTGAATATCTTGTATATATACGGGTGAAGTGCCACTATTAGTATATATAAATATACCAAATTTTTGAGTTGGGTCTGTTAAATCGCTATTTTTAATTGCTTTTTCTGCGGTAGCAGTTAAATAATAATATGGAAGATAGTTGGTATTTGATTTTAACTCAAATTCACCATTTTGTCCATTCCATACATATTCTTGATTATCATTGTTATTTACATATATATATTTTGTTGATGGAGTTTGTGCCACCCTATCAATTACATAAGTTTGTTTTCCGTCTTCGCCCGTTATTAGCGCGCCGTTACGTATATAGTTATTTAATTCTATCGGAGTACCCTCAAACCTCATTATGATATTATCAGGGTCTATATGCTTATAATAATATCTATATGGATTTGGGTCATCTTGTGTATATTTAGCAACAATTAAGCCTAAATTTTGTTCAGGCTCTAACGTATCCAGCTCTCCATGGCCCGCGCGCCACCTAAATACAAACCTCTGACCTTTAGAAATTGATTCTATTGTTGAACTATTATTTTCAATACCGCTATTAAAAATAGCATTTTTATAATCGGAAGTTAAAGCTCCTTTAAAAGAAGCCTTTAAAAATCCTTCAATTTGAGAAAGTAAAACTAAATCTGCTAACCCTTTACCCGTACCAAGTTCTGGTCGAGTAACTAGTTCTAACTTATCAATTTTATCATCCTCATCTAATGGAGTAAAATCTACATATGGATTCCAACCTTGTAACGTACCATCTTCAAGTACATTGAAATTATCTCCATTGGTAATTAAATTGGTTACCACATTTGAGGTTGTATAGGTATAATCAGTATATCTGTAAATTTCTCTGTCATCTGCTTTAAATAAATCTACAGTGCGCTGCATTACTGGGTCATAAGTTGTGCGCTGTCCATAGACTAATCTATTTGCCTGATACTTATTTTCAAGACCATTAAGAGTAATAAGGGTTATATCACCAGACTTAATTTCAGTATTAGTAACTGTAATATTATCTCTTATAATACGATAATTTGTAGCAGTAATTACATTCTTATCATCAATTGTATATGTATCAGCTTGCTTAATAAATTGTACAAACTTACCACTCTTATTTTTTACATAGCTATAAAATACATATACCTCACCACTACATGACTCAAGTGAATTTGTATCTGTATTTAACGCAGCAAATGCATTAACAATCGTACCTTTATAAATCGGCTCAGCCACCATTTGCCTACCGATATTAGTAGTACCAACTTGCCAATCCGTATTCTTTAAGGTTTCTTTTGTTAACTCGCGCGCCGTACCTTGATTGTTATTTAATTCAGAATCAAAAGTGATATTATATCCATTCTTTGATAATTCTAAAACAAATGCATCGGTACAGTTATAAGTCCACTCCAATCCATCACTTGATTCAGAATGTTCTTTAATAATAAACTCATACCACTTATTATCATAATGTAATTTAACTTTACGCTCATTAACTAGAAGCGCGGCGAATGGATTAACCACTCCTTCATTACCAGTATAAGGGTCAAAGTATCTATATTTTAAAGAAAAAGATAAGGTCTTTTCTCCATTTGATTTCTTATTAAAAACAGGGTCATAAACCTTGTTAAACCCTGTCATTGTATTTGAGCCGATGACCGCTATTTTCTTTTCTGTAAAACCGTCTTGGGTGAGTTTGTCTTCCCAAACGGAAATTTCATATGGTTTAATTAGATTCCCACCCATGTGTGCCTCCTAGAAATATAAGTAATCATAGAATATTTTAATATCTTCTGACCCATTATCAATTTGTAAGATTGACCTGTCACTTCTATTTAAATTAGGTTCAAAGTGGAATAAATAACCACTAGTTATATGTCCATTATATAAATTACCCGAGGTAGTGTAGGTAGCTCCCGAACTAGTATCATTAACTTCTGAAACACCTACAATTAATTCACTAGTGGTGTCAATCAATATGCCCTCTTCTCCCTCTTTTAAAGTAAAAGATTCTAAATTCAATTCTGCTGTAGTATTTATAGTATCTGGTTTATATTTTAAACTAATATTATTACTCAGTAGCGCGGCCGGTATATATAAGCGAAAACCTACCGGTAAATCTCCACCATTGTATATAGTCATTTGACTAGTCTCGCTATCATATGTATTTATTTGACTTTGATTATATTCATCTGCTGATAAAATTCCACTAAAATCGGCCCAACTTTCACTTCCTTCGTAATATTTGTTCCCTGATTGTGGTAAAACCTCAAAAGTAGACTTAGCGAAAGGAAAATAAGCAATAAAACTAATTTTACCTTCGCCTTTATAAATGCGCTCAGTGCCTTCAAGAATTTCATAAGGAGTAACCTGTTCTATATCTCGATGAATAACTGTTTGAGTAGTTTCTTCTCCAGTTTCTTCATCAATTACTGTTTCTTCTTCTGTTCTTGTAATTCGTCTAATTCCATCACGTTGCGCACCCACTACTTTCTTCGGTTCATCAAAACAAATATAAGAAAGTTCAATTGGGCTTCCAATTTTTACCATATATGTTTTATAAGGATGCTCATCAAAGATTAAAGCTTTAATCTCTTTAGTCCCAAAAACTTGTCTAAGTTTCCTAAACTGTTCTTCAGTTAAGTGGTCATAAGCAATTTCTAAATCAAAAGTTTTTTCTCCGAAATCACTTCCAAAATAATATTGTCCGTTTAATCCCGGTACCTCAGCCGTTCTGTCCTTTATCTCTGGATGTAACTCTTCTTCATATCTGTCTCCCCCAGAGACGCGGGTGATTCCCAGGTCAGAACTATGGACGCCGCCAAAGGTAAAACCTAAAAAGTCTCCCATTTCCTTTTACTCCTAAATTAACTTACTAGCCTTTCTTCGCGTGGGTTAAAAAATCGTGTGTTTTTAAACAATCCTTATACACTTCACGAATTGTTGCGATGGCTAAAACAGCTTTATTATTCTCGTATTCCTCGTGAGTACGGCAGTACTCTTCATAAATATCTATATTATCTAAAATTTCATCGAAATGTTCTTTCGAATGACGCTTTTCAAAAAGAATTTCATCGTTAAAGCGAAGAATACACTGACGGGCTTGACGCACACGTTCTAATTCTTCTTCTTTTTTCAGCGTATCAATTTCAGTTTTCATTCCTTTAATTTCACTCTGTAAGTCGTTAACCTGGTCCATCATTTCCTTATTTATAGAGCGACCTACAGTGCGCCCAATCCAATTCCAAAGATTAAGTTCGATTTTTGGTATTTTTATCATCCCAGCAAGGATAATTAGAATACCAATCGCTCCATATTGAGCAATCGTATTAATATAATCCATTTACTACCTCCGTTTTATTATCCTTACTAGGACATATCCTTTCGTTTATAAGTGGAGTTGATTGGGGAAAACTCTACTTTTTAGCAGTGGAGGATTGGATATGAGTAGATATGAAGAAAAAGTTATTGCCTTGTTACAGAAAGGTAAATATAAATTTGAAAGAGAGAAACGATTTAGTGATTTGAAAAAAGGTCATTATCGTTTTGATTTTTACATATACGGCGGCCGAGCGATTCCATGTTGCGTAGAGGTACAGGGCGAACAACACTATCAACCTGTTCGCAAATTTTATCGCACGCGCGCAGAGTTCGTACAAGCACAAGAGCGAGATAGACGAAAGATAAGTTATTGCCTCGCACACAATATTCCGCTCTATATAATCCCCTATTGGGAGCTTGACAATCTGCATACTGCGGCCGACCTATTCAACCCTCGTTTTCGCGCGACTTCAAAATGGAAAAATGACCTCGATTGGCAACAACACAAAAATTTGACACACCGACGCTAAAATTGCTATAATATAATAGAAAGAGAAAAACAAAAAAAATATATTATATATAGAGGAATTAATATGAATTATTATTTATTAATCCCTCTTCTTTTAAGTATTATCATTATTATATTAATTTTACGGCTTAAAAGTAAACAAAAAATATTAGAAAAAACTATATTTGAAAAACATGATTTAGAGGTATTAAAAAAGGAAGAATTAAAAAACTACTTTGAAGAAGAGTGGAAAAAAGAATCAAATGAATTAGATAATCGTATACAATTAAAGCGCGAAGAAGCAAAATCTGAGTCTATAAAATTGAATTCAGATTTAGAAATTAGTAAAGCGCAAATTAACGGTGTATTAGATAAGTTAAATGCACAATTAAAAGAAAAAGAAAAACGATATATAGAAGTCAATCAAGATTTAGACCTTTATCGAGAAGGCAAGATGAAGGAAATTGATAGCACGGCCGCAGAGTACGAACAACGTAGACGTACGGAGATTGAGCAAGCGCTTAAACAAAGAGAACTTCAAGCAAATAGCGACTTTAACAATCAAGTTGATAGCTATATCATTCAAAAGGTTCGAATGCAAACAGAAATTGACCGAATTAAGGCTGAATTAGAAGTAGAACGTAGTAAGCGCGCGGCCATTAATGAGGAAATTCGTAGACAAAAAGAAGTTGAAATGAAGCAGGATTTCTATCGTATTCAGTTTGACGAAGAAGATAAGAATGACGTTGAGATTTTACGCAGTATCGCGCCGAGGCTTAGACATCCGGAAGCGATTAACAAGGTTATTTGGAGCGCATATTATCAGAAACCATTAGCAGAACTTCGTAAACGAGTTGCTATTGAAGGCAGCGGTATATATAAAATCACTCGCATTAAAATAGGTGAGATATATATTGGAAAGGCCACGAACGTTTCAACAAGATGGTCCGAACACTGCAAAACAGCACTCGGTGTTGGAACATTGGCTTCTTCTCAACTGCATCGAGCTATGGCGGCCGATGGGTGTGAGAATTTCTTGTTTGAACTTTTAGAAGAGGTTCCGAAAGATAAATTAAGTGAAAGAGAATCGTATTACATTGATTTCTACGATTCAAAAAACTATGGGCTTAATACCATTAGGGGTGAGCAAAATAAATTGAAAGGCGGCAACGACAGTTGACCGCGAGGAGTTTAAATGGAATTTACCAACATACAGAAAAAAATTATCACTACAGACAAACCTCATGTATTAGTCGCAAGCGCGGCCGCATCGGGTAAAACGCAAACATTAGTTGGCAGGATTAAATATTTACTTGACCAAGGTGTACCACCAGAAGAAATTGTTGCTATTACTTTTACGAACAACGCGGCCTCGGTAATGTATGAACGATTGGGTTATCCAAATGGGTTGTTTATCGGGACTATCCATTCATACTGTAACTATTTACTGAGAGGAAATGCAATTGACACAACACAAATTTTAAGCGAAGAACGATTTGATGATTTGTTTGAAGAGATTAAAAAGAACCCAGAATGTATTAAACATGTGGCCTACTTAATATCAGACGAATCACAAGATGTATCAACTCTACAATTTGAGTTTTATGAAATGATACACCCAGATAATTATATGTACTTCTATGACGTACGCCAAACACTATTCGCTTGGCGTGATGCAGACCCAGACTACTTAATTGCTAAAGAGTTTGACAATGATGTAACTGTCTTCTATATGCAACAAAATTTCCGCAACTATGGAGACATATTACGTTTCGCAAAGAAATTTTTATATCGACTCGGTCCAAACTATGAAGACGGCTCTATTGCAATGAGGACATCGGATGGGCGGCCGCACGTATTAGAAGGTAACTACACGCCATCTGAGGCGGTAGAAGCCCTTATAATGACTTCGAATCACCTGGGCGCAGAATGGGGCGACTGGTTTGTACTTTGTAGAACAAACGCAGATATAGAATTATTTAAGTCGCTATTTGAGAAAAAAGGAATACCAACTGATACTTTTAAACAATCAGAATTAACCAATTCTCAAATTGAAGACAGATTAAAAGCAAATACAGTTAAAATACTCACAGTCCATAGTGCAAAGGGGTTAGAGAGTAAATACGTTCTTTCCTATAACATCCGCGCCTATAACGATGACGAAGCCAAAGTGTGCTACGTCTCTGCCACCCGCGCGCGAGACTTCCTCATCTGGGCAAAAATGCCTCCGAAGAAAAGAAAGAAGAGCACCGGAACAGTGAATTGGGAATAGAAGTTTTTTACTTATAAATAGGATATATTTATAAGGAGGTATCTAAATGGATATTAGTAAGCAAAGCCAAGAAAGAATTGATTGGTTAAAAGCAATGCCAGCAGCGGCTCAATTTGAAGCCATTGCTACAAGAATAGAAAATCCGGCTATTTTTAGTCAATTTTTAGCACTTGATGAAGATGCATCTATTTGGGATTATGCATATGCAGCAGGACTTATTAGTAAGGCTGATGCAGATTTTATTAAGGCAGAAGAAGCTAAAGAGGCAGAAGGCGGAGAAGAAGGTGGAAAAGAAAATCCTACAACACCTACAACTCCTACTGAAGAACCTAAAGTTGGCGGTGAATAAAAAATAACGGGCAATTAAGCCCGTTTTTTAATTGGCTAAATTTGCATTTTTAATTAAAATATGATATAATTATAATAGAATAAGAAAGGAGTATTGAAATGGTTTATAAAGTATATGGCAAAGTTGGAAAAGGACGTTTGTTCTCATATTGGAAAAAAGAAGATGAGTTAGGATGTACTATTGATGGTACACCAGGATGTCTTTTTAGTAATTATATATTTAATTATAAAGATTATAGTTATGAAGATATTAAAGAGTTTTTTGATGTAAATAATTCAGACGAAAAATTGATTTATTTATATAGTAATTCTACCTATGAAGAATTAAAAGATTTTATTGATTTTTTAGAAACGTTAAAACATAATTTTGTGTTATTTATACAAGAATGAAAGGAATAAAATGACAATTAATTTAACAGATTTTTATGATGTAGGAGAAATAACTCATTGGACCACTTCGGTTGGTGTATCAATGTATGATATCGAACTCATATCAAAGTCCACTGGCGAAGTAATCACATGGAGTCTCACCGAAGAATACTTCGACAAGCTACTTGATGAAATGAAACAAGAATATAATGGTTTAAAGGCTCATTATGAATATATTTCTTGGGCTATGAAAGAAAAGGGGTATATATGAATAAACGAATTAAAAAGAAACAAACAAAAATGAAGTATAAACAAATTTGCAAACGCTATCCATTCCTTATTATACGAAACTGGAAAACCAATAAGCCAATAGAATATCCATACACTTATCTCGATGATATGCCAGATGGATGGAAACGAGCGTTTGGAAAACAAATGTGTGAGGAAATTAGAAAAGTTTTAATTAAAGGAGGGTATCTTTACGATTATCGTGTTGCACAAGTAAAAGAAAAATTTGGTGGTCTTCGTTGGTACGATGAGGGCGCGCCTTCGTCAATTTATCGTGAACTTCAAGATATAATTTGGAAGTATGAAGAACTTTCTTACCGTACATGTATATGTTGTGGGCGGCCGGCCACTAAAATTGCTAAAGGTTGGATAAGTCCATTTTGTGATAGATGTGCGAGAAAACTTTCAGATAGAGTAAAATTTAAGGAGATAGATTAATGCCAGAAGTAGGAGATACAATTAGAATTAACTATATGAAAGATGAACCACAATATACAGGTAAAGAAGGAATAATTCGTACCATAGATGATTTTGGTCAATTATTCGGTTCTTGGGGTGGTTTGGCAGTTATTCTAGATGTAGATGATTTTGAAATTATAAAGAAAGGCAACGTCAATGTTTAAAGCAAAACGAATTGACAACGGTAACATCGAAACAATCCTTGCGGTCGACTACAACGATACCTTCCATCAAACTTATTTCCTTGTTTGGTCAGCGGGCGCATGGAGGTGGCGGCCAGCGCATAAGTATGTACCGCCAAATGTTGACCCCGGCGCACTCAACAAAATAAATGTGCGTACGGAGATTGCACAAGCAGGTGATTTAATTGATGAGGACACACCGTTTTAATTATGGATACGCTAGGATTAATATCATATTATCTAAATAACATAGCAATAGCAATAGGTATTATAAGTATATGCTATGTTTTATGGATAAGAAATAAAGATTATGGAGAAAATTTGACTATGGAAGAAAATCCAATTACAATTACAATTGACAATTATTGTGGACAAAAAATTACATTCACTGCATCAAAAGATGCAAGAGTTGAAACTCTAGTAAGTATTGATGGTGCCAAAGTTGTAGGCTTTGATATTGATGTAAGAGATGATGATATACTAATTGAAAAAGAGGATATTTAATCGTACTCCGACACTAAAATTTTAGAGTAGAAGTACGATAATTCTACTTATATTTAGAAAGAAATATAAGGAGAAAAAT